AACAGCTTTAGCTTGGATTTCATCAAGTAAAAAGTTTTTCTGTAACGCAATAGAAGCTGCCGCGGTTGAAGTAGAATTCTTAATTGTCTGTACAACTTCTTCAATGCGCGCGAGACAAATCAAAAGCCCATCAATTATATGAATTCTATCTTCAATTTTCTTTAAATCAAACTCAAAACCACGCCTATATACTTCTTTTTCGTGATCAATATGGGCTTGAAGCATTTCTTTCCAAGTAAAAACTTTAGGAAAGCGCCCTTTATCAAGCATTGTAAAATTAATTCCAAAATAGGATTGAAGAGAAGTATTCTTATAAAGATATGAAAGAATCTTATCTGGATTTGCTTTTTTAGATAGATAAATTTTAATAAGTGGAGTTTTTCCAGTTAAGTCATTAAAACGCTCAATACCTGGATTTGATTCTCCATTTATAATTTCTTCTAGTTCTTTACAAATTGTGTTTGTGTAGACGCCATAAGGAATTTCGGTAACGACAAAACATCTTTCCTTGCTGTCGAAGTCAACGACTGATCGCAATTTACAGGCAAAACCTGTACCGGTGCGCATTGATTGTCTAACTTCGGCATCGTTATATAGAATCGCGCCCGTTGCAAAGTCTGGAGCGCAGTAGATGTCGTCAAAGTCGCAGTCTGGGTTATTAATGAGGTGTATAAGTGCATTATTTAACTCCTTTAAGTTATATTGCGGCACAGACGAAGCCATACCGATGCCAATGCCTTGCGTGCCGTTTACAATATTATAAAAACCTTTTGACGGAAGTACAGCAGGATATTGCTTTGTATTATCATATGAATCACGCCACTCACTAATTGTATTTTTATCAATATCAGAAAAAAGAATATCTGAAATTTTTGAAAGACGAGATTCTGTATAACGCATAGCTGCCCAGTTACCACTTTCAATCAGCGAGCCAGCATTACCTTTTACATCTACAAGTGGATACCGCATCGCAAAAGGCTGCGCCGCGCGCATAATAACACCTTCACAAGAACTATCACCGTGAATATAAAAGTCTGCCATAGCCATACCTACGGCATTTGCAGTTTTCTTATATGGATTAGAACTAGTTAGTTTGTGAAGTTTCATTGAATAAAATATTTGGCGCGCGGAAGGCTTTAAGCCGTCCCGTACATCAATAAGCGCACGACTCTGAAGTACTGCACCAGCGTATTGTTTCATTGAATCTTCAATTATTGGTTTTAAATTACTCATTTATATTTCCTTCTTTATAGTATGGTTTATCTTTAATATAATTTTGCCAATCTTTATTATAACAATTCATCCAATTATATAAACTATCTTGGCAATCTAAACATAAATCAAATTGTTTTCTTATTTCACCAGAGTCATTTAAAACACAAGCACCATACCCGTTTCTAGTAAGGACAAATCTTTTTTTACATCTATCACAAATATAGTATTCTTGAACATATTTCATTTATTTTTATTTTACTCCCTTATTTCTGAAAAGTCAATATTGTTCATTATAAAATTTTTTCTCGGCTCGACATCGTCGCTCATTAAATCATATAATAATTCAATAGCTTCTTCAGAATATTCCATTCTATCAATTCTTTGATATTCTTTAGTAAACATTGAGGCGTGAGCAGTTTCCGCACCAAGTTCACCAAGTCCTTTCGCGCGAGTCACTTCACCCTTTATTTTAGCCCTATCTTTATTAAATTCTTCATCTGTAAAATAGTATGTTTCTTTTCCTCTATTGTTTACAATATAAAGTGGTGATCGAAGCCAACATAAACGCCCTTCTCGTATAAAATCCGGCGCAAGATATGTAAGTGCAGCCATAATAAGAAGCCCGATATGATAGCCATCTGAATCAGCATCTGTACAAATAGCTAAACGTCCATATCTTAAGCGTTTACCATCGTAGTGCCCAGGTGTTATATTCATTGCACTTAAAAGTAATTTAATTTCTTCATTTTGAAAGATTTTTTCTTCTGGATTTGAAAGACAGTTGATAATTTTTCCACGAATTGCAAGTAATCCATACTTTGTGTAGTCACGTGCTTGCGCCATGCCACCCATAGCGCTATCACCCTCAACAATTAAAAGTGTTGAATCTTGGCCTAAAAACTCTGCATCTTTTAACTTATCAGAAGCAAAAACTTTTTTCTTCTGATTCTTTTCAATTTCTTTAGTTGCATTTAAAACTTGCTGGCGCGCCTTCTCCGCCGCTGCCTCCGCGCGAGCTACCTTTTTCAATAATTCAACAATAGTTTCAAACTCATCCTTATACTTTAAACTCATATTTTTTAAAGAGCTGGAAAATAAATTTGAAGCCATAGAGCGCAGATTAGCGTTGTTAATTTTTGATTTTGTTTGGTTAGCAAAAGAAGGTTGCGCCACGGAGCAATTAATGACATAAAATAGATTTGCTCTAATGCTATCGCCATCAAAATTTTGCTTTGACAACGAGTTAAATGTACGAGTAATTGCTGTTTTTGCTCCAGTAATTGGAGTGCCCCCTTCTGGACAAAGTAAGCCATTAACGAACACATATGACTCTTCACGCTTAGCTCCCCATTGAAAAGCAATTTCCATTTTATCTGTCCCATCTTCAATGCTCCCAGTTATAATATGCGAATGAAGTGGATTTTTTAAGTTTTCTTTTACAAAATCAGCAATTCCATTCTTCGCGCAGTACGAATTCTTTTCACCAGTATTTAAATTATGAATATTAAATGTAATACCAGTGTATAAATATGAAATATTTTTAATATCATTACAAATTCTATCATAAGAATATTGAATTGGTTCGTCTTTGAAGACTTCGGGATCTGGTGAAAAAGTAACAACAGTGCCATTTGGACGTTCCAAATTATACTCTTCGTATTTTACTAATTCGCCCTTTTCAAATTCAGCGCTAGCTGCTCGTCCGTCCCTATAACTTTCAACCGTAAAGAATTTTGAAGAAAGACACACACATTTAGCTCCAATTCCGTTGAGGCCTGATACATTCTTATATGCGCCTTCTTCAAATTTTCCGCCAGTATGAGATTTAGAATAGATAGAAACTAATACATTTTCTCCATCTTCCCTTATTCCAAAGGGTACGCCGCGCCCATAGTCTGAAACAGTAATTGAGTTTTCTTTTTCATTCACCAATATATTAATTTGAGTCCCATATCCAACCAATGCTTCATCAGTACTATTATTTACTATTTCCTTTAAAGCTTGGTATGCGCCTTCATTGTCCGCGCTTCCAAGATACATTTGAATACGCGTACGCACTCCTTCTTTAAATGAAAGTGACTTTATATCTTTAATGTCATAACTCATTTATTTGCTCCATTCTGACTTGCAAAATCAATTGTTTCTCTATGAATATCATTAATATTTTTTAAATAGCCTTCTCTAATAAAGAACTTTAAATTTAAGGGATACCAACCAAAAATATTTTGTGCAATATTTAAATGGCAATTATCATAGAATGGTTCTCCATTATGTAAATGGCCATGAATATTGTAAACAACGGGGTTATTTGTTGCGCTAGAATAAATATTTAATGGTTCATGTGATAAGACTATTTTATCTGCTATCCAGAGCGGCCCAGTATAAATTTCATTAAAGTAAGGTTGGAATTTAGTGGCGCTTTCATCGTGATTTCCCATAATTAATACTTTATAACATTTCAAAGCGTTTAAGTATTTTGGATTACCAACGTCACCTAAATGAATTAGTGTGTCATATTTTCCAACGACTCGCTTTAATCTTTCTATTTGCCCATCTTCATCAATATTATACCCCATAAGGTTTCTATCTTCATCATCAAAATGTGTATCAGATATTAGAAGTACGGCGCCGCGCTCACTCCAGCGTTGAAATTGTGGATATAAAGTTTGTATCATTTGTTTTTCTCCTTTTCTTCTGGTTCATAGTTGGGCGGCACATAATTACGGGCTTCCCGCCATCTCCAATTATTGTTTTCCCAAACCAAAAAATAAGTATAGTGGTATGTTGGATCAAAATATACATCCAGAACTTGTAAGATTTCTCCAGTGGAAATGCGTTTTACTTTGAACATAAAATCCCCTACCTTTCTTATATATAATAATTATATCAGAAATTTAGGGGAATTTCAAATTATTTGAACTTTTTAATCCAATAAAGGTTATCTCGCGCGCGGGTTGCAGCAACATAACTAATGCATTTTTCTTCTTCAGTATAAAATTTTGCACCAATCACAGCTACATTTTTTGCTTCCAAGCCTTTCGCGCTATGAATTGTAAGGACTTTAACTGTGTCTTCATTCATCTTTTTAAGTAAGGTGCGTTGGTTCAATTCAGATTGCTTAAAGGTATCAAGAGGAATCCTTGAGATTTTAAGCTCGCGCGCGACCGCATCAGCTTGGAGATTAGTGCGGCAAAGTACAAACCAATCTTTATAGTCATCGTTTGAATCTTCAATCAGTTTGGATATTACTCCTCTTTTATAATCTATTGTATTAAATTTTCCAGTTGCGTCGCGCATTGGAATAGAATGATCGTAATAAATTGATCCATTCTTTTCAATTATTGAGCGCGCGAAGTCTAAAATTTTGCTTCCATTTCTATAATTTTCATTTAGTTGATAGGTTGTGACACCCCAGCTTCTTGAAAGGTCTATAAGATAATTTGGTTTTGCACCGCACCACCTATACATACTTTGTCTATAGTCGCCAACAAGCATATAGTTGCGCGGGCGCACCATATCAAGGAAAAATTCAAATTGAAGTTGGTTTGAATCTTGTGTTTCATCTACTAATAAATATTGAACTGGTCTTATACATTCTGGGTGCTGCCGCACACGAAAAAATAGCTTATCAAACTTTTCTTCATCTAATATATCATTTGTAGAAACACCCGCCAAATTTAAAAGATAATTGGCATAACCGTGAATAGTTCCAACAAAAAGACCACGCGGCCGCCCTAAACGGTTATACAATTCTTCTGCCGCCATATTTGTAAATGTAATTACTACAATTTGAGAGGGATCATCGCCACTTTCAAGTAAATATTTAACTCGTTCTGTAATGCAACGAGTTTTTCCACTCGCGGCCGCCGCAATAACTACAATTTTTGATTCATTAGAATATACGACTTTCTTCTGTTCTGAACTTAGTTTGATTTTATCCAAGTCGTTCATTGTATCCCACTTCCTTTGTATTATAAAAGTTAATATAAAATTTTTCTCTTTCAGTTAATTTTTCTTTTGGAACTTCTTCTAGAATTTCCCAAACGAATTGGTCAATACCATAGCGTTTTAGTGCGCGCTGAAACATAGAGTCCGCCGCGCCTTCAAGGCCATACACACTTTTGACATGATTGACCCAACGCTTTGCAATATCTGTACTCTTACCAATATAAACTTCTTTTGTTTGGATATTGGTTACTTTATAAATGCCACTTGGTGATTTGGCACCGAGGACGCGCCGCTCCATTTCTTTCACAAATTTAGATACATATGTATCATAAATAATTTTATTTAATAAGTCAATTTTTGAAAGCTTTGTTTGAACTTGGAGTAGAATTGAAATATCATATTTACTTTCTTCATCAAGGCAAATTCTATAAAAGTCTTGCTTTTCTTCGATGGCGCGCGCACGTCGAATTTCTGCGGCGATTGCATTTTGTTTTTCTTGGAAGTTGGAAATTTCGGTACTTAATTTATCTAAATTTGAAAGAAGAGCTTGCTTTTCTTCTTCAAATCGTTGCAATTCTATTGCTTGCATTTCATTTCTAGCTTCTTGTGCCGATTTTCCCCATTCTTCAACTTCTCTTTGAAGTGCTTTGATGCGTGCTGTGCGTTCTGTATCAATTAATGTATCGAGTTCTTGCTCGCGCACCTTGTGAAGTGTAGAGTTAAATTCGGATTTTTGTTGGATTTCAAAATCCAGTTCCTTTTTCTTTCCTTCTTTTTCTTTTATTTCTTTTTCTTGGTTTTCTTTTTTAATACTTAGAAGCTTTAAATTATTATTTAAATCATCTATTTCTTTTTCTTTTATATTTAAATCATTATTTATTAATTTTAACCTTTTTATTCTAAGAAAAGTTACTATAATTACAATAATTAAAAGTATTATACTTCCTATATCTATAAATTCCATTTTAAATTATACCTCCGCTTTTATGTTTAAATTATAACATATTTTAAAAAAGAAATCAAATTATTAGATTAGATTGTTTAAATTCTTACTTATATTCGGAATAATGTAAGGAGGTGTATAATGTTTTCTTTAAGTGGGAACAATATAAGGCTTACTAGAGGAGATTCTTTATATTTGGATATAACCCTCACAAAAGATGGAGAAGCATATATACCAGACCCAGGTGATGTTATACGCTTCGCTATGAAAAAAGATTACAGAAGTCCTAACCCAGTTTTGGTAAAAAATATTCCAATAGAAACTTTGCAATTAGTAATTTTGCCGAGTGATACCAAGGATTTAATGATGGGTACCGACTATGTATACGATATAGAGCTTACAACTGCTTCTGGCGATGTAGATACATTTCTATCTGGTAAATTTTCAATTGGCAATGAGGTGTTGTAATGGCAATTATTACAAGTCAAATTGCAGTAGAGCTTCATGGTAGAGCAACTATTAATGGAAAATTGAACGCGCCGGCCACTATAGACGGGGATGTACAAGTTGTAGATCATATATATGAACGTGACCACAATAATTTAATTAATAGAAATTTAGAAAATCAACACCCAATTTCTGCTATTAGTGGATTGGAAGAAGCTTTATTGGAAAAAGCAAATGTGAGCGATCTGGCGCGAGTTGCTTTTAGTGGATTACTAGAAGATTTAATTCAAGAGCAATTAGTTATAATTGATTGCGGGACTGCGACGGAGAATATATGATGGACGCGAGAATAAAGGTTAAGCACGATACGACGGAGCATTGGAATAATGCGCGAGGCTTTATTCCATTACAAGGAGAAATCATTGTATATGATGATTATGAAACAAAAACATATACTGTTGAAGAGTATGGTGAGCAAGTTACAAAGACTGTTTATATTCCAAATATAAAAATTGGGAATGGAAATGCTTATGTACAAGATATTGCTTTTGTTAATGATGATTTAAGAGAGACTTTATTAAATCATATTAATAATATGGAATTACATACCACTCTTCAAGAAAAATTATTCTGGAATAATAAAGTTAATATTGATGATGCTTATGAACAAATTCATTATGAATTAGAAGACGGTACTTTAATTTTTAATAGAAATTAAAAAGGAGGAAATAATGGCAAGTTATCCAAATGAGCCAACAATCAAAAAGGTTCAATTACCTTCTGGTAATATTTATTGGTTAGAAGATAAAGATGCACGAGATGCAATAGATGCACTTGAGCAGACCATTGCTGGCGGCGTTTCTTTTATTATTGCCTGGAATGGTACATCGGAGCCAGTTGTTGCAAATATACCAGCTGATGTTATTGTTAAATATAATGGAACTAATTATACTGGTACTTTATCCGCGGCTAGTGCAACAGCGGGTGCTTTTTATTTAATTAGTTCAAGTACTTCTACTTCTGGTAGCCCTAAAGATGTATATGATGAATATGTAGTAATTAAACCAAATGCTAGTGACAGCTCTACTTGGTTTTGGGAAAAAATTGGTGACACCCAAGTTGATTTGAGTGATGTTGTAACTAATGTTAGTCTTGATAAAAAAACAGATGTTGTGCTTGGTGAAGGAACTACTTTTACTCTTTCAAGTGGCGCTGTGACGCACGGCGCGCTCACTGGGCATACAGATGAAGTTTTAGGTAGTGGGACTACTTTTACAGTAACTAATCCAACTATTACTGTTACACCAACAACTACAAATATTAAAGCTACCGCTTCTGGTGGAACGGTCGGTGCCAATGGCACTGCCGCCGCTATTACTGGGTTTGGTACTCACTCAACTGACACTTTTGTAAAATCAGTTACTGCTGAAACAAATAAAAATCTTGTAACTACTTCAATTGTCCCTACAAATGGTACAGAAAGTGTATCTAAAGTAACAAAAACCGCAAGTAAGCTGGTTACTACTACTGTACCCAATGTTACGGGCAATACTTCTGTCACAATTCCCAATGTTACAAATGTTGGTACTGCTTCTACTTGGAGTTTTACTGTAGATGACAAGACACTTGTTATTGGTGGAGCAAACAGTACTACTCCAACTCTTGGAACAGATTTAACTGCCACTAATACGACTCTTGGTACGGCAAAAACCGTTGCAACTGGAGCCGTATCATCTACTGGAAGTGGCACAGATATTGTTACATCTGTTACTATTACAGATAAGGATGTAGCAAAGGTTGGTTCTGCTGTTACGGTCGCAACTGGTGCGACGTCTGAAAGCGGTACTGGAGATGCAGTTGTAACTGGTGTGACTGTCGGCGCGAGCGGGAGCGCAATTACCGCGCTTGGAACACCAACTACTACTAATGTATTGACTGGAGTAAAAGTTACAGCTCAACCAACTATAGCTTTGGCAACTGGGGCAACTGCTGGAACTGGTGTAATAAGTGTTGCTACTGGTATTACAAGTGCAACCGCTACTGGTGGAGCCGTGGCTGCTTCTGGAGATATGGTTAATGCGGTCGTATCAATGCCCACTTCTACTGTTGGTACTGGTATTACTGTTGGTACAAATGATAAGGTGACTGCTCTTACAAGTGCAACTGATGTGACAGTAACAAAAGGCAACCAGTAAGTGAGGTGATTTAAATGGCAGATATTAGTGCTATTAAGTTGCCAAATAATAATACATATAATATAAACGATAGTAGGATTGAAGCCACAGATATAACAAACTGGAATAGTAAGGCCGCCGGGGATCACACCCACGGCGACCTTACAAATGCCGGTGACATCACAACGAGTGCTACTATTGCAAGCGGAGACCGGCTTGTAATAAATGACGAATCTGCTAGTAAAATTACCAATTCATCAATTACTTTTGGAAATAGTACTACAACATTTCTTGCAAATAATGGAACTTGGCAGACACCGCAGGAAAGTGGCTTTGATGCTTTAAATGTATATATAGAATTTGACAGTACCAATCAAGAAATTTCTTCTGTTTCTGAAACATATGATGATATTGTTACTGCTTACTCTAGTAGTAAACCAATTGTTGCTTTCTTAAAAAATTATAATGGAGCAGAAGTTTTACAGGCTTATTCCTGTGAGTTTGAAATTCCAGACAATATATGTTATTTTTATTTTGATCGTAATTATATAAAAATTACTGTAGAAATATATGGTGGCGATCCTGATTCTTATAGTTGGTCAGAATCTACTATCCTAGCGAATCGTGTCTATGCAGGTCCAAGTAGTGGTGGTAGTGGCCGGCCTACTTTTCGTTCGTTAGTCGCTGCTGATATTCCTTCTCTTCCCGCTTCAATAATTGGTAGCGGACAGTTACCGGTTGCAAATGGTGGTACTGGCGCGGCAAGCCTCGATGCAGCGGGGATTATAACAAAAACTGGTAGCCAAACTATTACTGGAGCTAAATATTTTGATAGTTTATATGCAGAGAATGGAAGTGCAGAAAATATTATTTTAATTAATAATATACCAGCGATATCTCTTAAAAATGTGGATGAAAATGTTTTAGGAAGTATAGAATTAAATACAGAAGAAACTAATGATGTATTTAGGACAAAAAATTTTGTTTTTAAACAAAATTCATATGATGCAACTGGAACTTTAAACTATATAGAGATTTATGCTTTGCCAGTAGTAGAAGCTGGACTAGCAGAAAATAAAACCTATGAAATTCTTACAACAAAACCAAATTCTTTAACAACTACCCAGGCCGCAGATGCTCGCTCAAATTTAGGAATTGGAAATGTTGGCACATTGTCATACGGTAGCGATACTTCGACTTTCTTGCGTAATGATGGTACTTGGGCTACCCCTACTGGTGGTTCGGGCGGTGGAGATGTCACTACTACAACTAATCAAACTATTTCTGGTTATAAATACTTTAATCAGCCAAGTGTATATGCTCCAAATGGGAGTGGCTCTATTTGGTTTTATCGGGCCTCAAGCGATGGGTCTGGAAGTGGCAACACGGCTGTAATTATAGCTAATACACAAACAGTGAATAATCTGCAAGTTATGAAAAATATGATTTTTCGCCAAAACAGTTATAATTCATCTACAGGTGCCACACGCAGTAATTTTGAAAACTACGTGTTACCAGATGTTGATGGGGATCTTACTTCAAATAAAACATATGAAATTATGACAGAAAAAAATATTGGTGATTGGATGGCTGCAAATTATCCCGATGCAGACTCCTCAACATATTGATGGTGAACGAAATGAGTCAAGCAATTATTTCTGAATCAAATTTAACAGCAATAGCAGATGCAATCCGTGCAAAGAATGGAAGTTCTGCAACCTATACGCCCGCGCAGATGGCGACTGCGATCGCGGCGCTCCCCGTTGGTGGCTCAAGTAATGTGGTAATTGGTACATTTACAACAAGTTCTACAGAAGGTGCCGCGCAAAGTGTGACAATACCATATACTGGATCTGGATATCCAATTGCTGCTATTGTATATGTAAATGGCGGTGTATATAACAATACAAGTTCCGGTAATACCACTTGGTACAATTCTACACAACGTTATGCTGTGGGTCAATGGACTTTAACGAAAAGTGTGGAAAGCGAAACGCCAACTTGGACTACCAGTGGAGCGGCGAACCAGGGAGTAACTACTGCAATCTATAAGAATAGTACTTCAAGCTCTACAAGCTACACTCGTACAAGTTCAATGAATATCAATATATATTCATCTTCTAATGCAAACAGTACTGCGACATCAGTGGTAAGGTTTAAATCAAGTAAATCAATGTCGGTTTTTGTTGCAAGCACTTCTTATGGATTGCTCGCAGAGTGTGAATATAAATATATTATCATATACTCTTCATAAATAATGGGCCTCTTCTGAGGCCCTTTTGTGAATTTGCAATTCTAAAAAATTTATGATATAATTTATATAGATTAAAGAATAGGAAAGAAGGATATAATATGAAGAATTTTATTGATAAAATTGATTTTCATTCATTAGAACCACAAAAATACTGGTCAATGCCCGCGTCGTGGGCGCCCGACCGTAAAAAACAAGAAGTTCAAAGTGCTATTTTTTCTGGCAACTATATTGGCTCGCGCAAAATGGACGGAGCCTTCTATAAATTTGTAAAAGATGAAGATGGCAATATGGAATTGCTTGGGCGCAGCAAAAGTGTAAGTGGTGATTATCTCAATAAAATTGAGTGGGTGCCGCAACTCCAGAACTTTTTTGATCGCCTTCCAAATGGTACTTGTTTGATTGGGGAAATTTATTTTCCGAATAATGAAGGCTCGAACCACGTCACTACGATTATGGGTTGCCTTAAAGATAAGGCTATCGCGCGCCAAGAAAAGGGAGAAAAGCTCCATTATTATATCTTTGATGTGCTTGCTTGGAATGGCAAAAGCTTATTAAAAGAAAATATCGAAAAAAGAATTGAATTCTTAGAATATATTGAAAATAATTATTGTGAATTCGACTATGTCAAATATGCACAATATTATGTTGGCGAAGAACTATGGAAAGAACTCCAGTCTATTCTGTCAAGTGGCGGCGAAGGCATTGTAATTACAAAACTTGGAACTACATACCAGCCCGGCAAGCGTCCCGCGCGCCAAACATTTAAAGTAAAGAAAGAACTTCAAGAAACAATTGACGTCGTGATTGTTGGTGCAAACCCGCCCACGCGCATTTATAATGGAATTGATATTCTGAATTGGCAATATTGGGAAGATATGCTTACTGGAGAAAAATTAAAGGGCTCTCTTTATAAAGAATATAGCGATGGAGAGTCTATTGAGCCAGTTACTAAAAATTATTGGAACGGTTGGGCCGGTAGTTTAGTAATTGGAATTAGAAAAGATGATAAAATTGTACCAATTGGGTCTTTAAGTGGACTTACCGAAGAAGTTTTGGAAAATTGGCAAAATTATAAAGGTAGAGTTGCAGAAATCACAGCTATGCAGATTATGGATACGGAGAACAAGGGCCTGCGGCATCCAAAGTTTGTGCGGTGGAGAGATGATTTAAGTGCAAGAGACACCGATTGGTATAGGTGGTTTGGAGGAAAGGAGAATGGCGACTAATGCTATAAAGTTATATCAATATAACGCAACTGATAAAAGAGTATCTATAAATTATGATGCAGATAAAGAAGCAATTCCTTCGCAAGCTTTAGTGGTTAATGGAAGTATACTAATTAGAGGAAAAAATAAAAATAATGATGAAAGAGATGCCGCTATTATATTTACACCATATGCTGTAACAAGTGTCGCAAATACAAATTATAGTCCTGGTAGTATTGTTTTTAAAGAAGACAATAATCTATCAAGGTTTGCTTTTTATCAATATAGTCGCACTTCTACAAATGGTACAACTTATAACAATCATTATGATGCATTTTATTTACCAGATACAAGTGCAGGAAAAAGTACAAGTGATGTGTACAAAATTTTAACTACTAAATCAGTTACACTATCTCCAGCAGAATTAACTCGTGTGCAATCAATGTTAGGAATTACACCTGTTGATACTTCGGTTTTTGTACAATTATCTGGCGCGCAAACAATAACTGGTAAAAAATTATTTCAAAATGATGCAACCTATCCTGGAATTCGTATTTCTGGTTCAAATGTTACTAATTATGGTTCTGCAACTTATGGACCGGCTTATTTAGGATTAAATTTTGGTAGTTCTTCTAATCCGTTTTTTAGAATTGAATTTACAGAATATAGTCATAGAACTGGGAATGTAAATACCTTTCTTTCGGCAGCAGAAGTTTACCATTTACCAGAGGTTACACCTGGTTTGTCTGGAAACAATAAACCATATTTAATACTCACAGAAAAAACACCAGTTACAGTTGCACAAGGTGGCACTGGAGCTACTACCGCCGCAGGCGCAAGAACTGCGCTTGGGCTTGGAAGCTCTGCCACTTATGCTGCTTCTACCGCCGCGACGGGTAGCACTGTAGCATTAAGAAATTCAAACGGAGATATAACTGGTCGATATCTAACTGGTGCTTGGCTTCAAACAACCGATGCTACTGCTCAAACTACGCCTACAAAAATCGCCACACTTGGCACAGACAATTTTATTTATTATGCAACTCCTGCTGATGTTTTAAAAGCTGGTGGCATTGGAGTAACTAGTTTATATAGTGGAACATTTACAAGTGGGTCTGCAACTTTAACAAATGGTGCTACTTATAATGTATTGGTGATTGTAGCAAGAATTTCAACTAGTGACAGTTCATATATTACAACCACTATTCCAGTGGCTCATATTGGCACTTCTGCTACACAATATCAAGTAGCGGATAACAATGCTTATAATAGTTTTTCTTTTACAAAATCTGGTAATAATTTGACAATGGCTAAAGTAAATACTAATGGTGCAATTTATAGCGTATATGGAATAAATTAAAATGAGCTCATATGAAAAAATCATATATGCCATACTCCAAAGCTCACAGATTTCTTTTCAAACAGAAAAACAATTTAAAGACCTTCGTAATGGGCTATATCGTTTTGATTTTTATCTACCAACTTTGAATATTTGTATAGAGGTAAATGGAGCACAACATTACCTCTATACAAAACAATTTCATAAGAAAAAAACCGATTTCTTAAAAGCGCAAGAACGTGATCGCCGCAAAATTTCATACTGTCTCGCGCACAATATACCACTTTATATAATTCCATACTGGGATATAAACAAGATCCACACAATCAATGACATATTAAATGAAGATTATCGTGCGCGCACAATCTATCACAATGATGAGACTTGGCGTGCATACAAAAATCTAAAGTAAGTCTTTCATTTTCTTACTTATAATTGATTAGTTACAGGAGGTAGATCCCATTGGAAGTGATTAAAGATATAGCCGCAGCGGTCGG